CTAATCTTGACGTAGATGAAGCAGCATCGACATTTGCCGGTGTTCTTAATGGACGTTATAAAGTGTATGTTGACCCATTTGCTCTTAACACTTCACCTAACTACTTTTGTGTTGGGTATCGTGGTTCGAGTCAATATGATGCAGGTCTTTTCTACTGCCCATATGTACCTCTACAAATGGTACGTGCAGTTGGTGAGAACAACTTCCAGCCAAAAATCGGATTTAAGACACGATATGGTTTCGCACAGAATCCATTCGCGACTTCCGGTAAAACTGGAGTTCCTGATAATGCTGGTACAGTGGCAGCTGCTAACCAAAACTACTACTATCGTGTAGTTAGGGTCGCGAACCTCATGTAATCATGATGGTGGGCATCCACTAAAAATACTTAAAAGGGGAAGTCATTCATTTTGGGTGATTCCCCTTTTTTTGTTTCATAAATATAGTAGTAGTGAAATAAGGAGAACGATGGCAGCAACTTCAAAATTACCAGACAATTTAAGTTATCTATCCCCTGTTGGATTTAGATTTGCAATTCAAAAATTACCAGCCGTAAATTATTTTTGTCAAGCGGCCAACATTCCAGGCTTATCTACAACCGCTATTCCAGTTGAATATTCTGTTTCTAGAATTTATCTAGAAGGACTAAAACCGGAGTTTGAAGATTTGACTATTCGGTTTGTTGTTGATGAATACATGAAAAATTGGCAAGAGATATATGATTGGATTATTGGTCTTTCCCCTTCAGCTAGTTTAGAACAGAGAGCAAAATATTTAGAAAAAAACGAAAAATTTTCTACTGGTATATTAACTCTTTTAACAGGTAGTATGAATCCTCAAATGGAATTTCATTTTCTTGATGCGTTTCCCACCAATTTAACAGCATTGGATTTTGATAGCACTGCTACTGATGTAGAATATCTTTCAGCATCCGCAACTTTTAGATACCAAAGATACGAAATTAAACACCTATTGAATACATAATATAATGGATTTTGATAAAATTATTGAAGAGTGGAAACAAGATTGTCCTATTGATGATACCGCCCTAGACAAAGAATCAGTAAAAATACCTACCCTACATGGAAAATATTTGGAACTCCATTCAAGGGAAAAAATATTTTTTAATTACCTTGAAGTGGAGTATAAGAAACTTTATCGGGAGAAATGGGAATATTATAGTGGTAAAGCAGAAAAACCCTTCCAACTAAAACTACTTAAAACAGACCTTCATATATACTTGGATTCTGATGACAAGTTGTGCGAACTTAAAGAAAAAATTGATACGCAGAAACAGAAAGTGAGTTATGTTGAGTCGGTTATCAAGAGCTTAGAAACACGGAGCTTTCATATTACAAATGCAATCAATTGGAGAAAGTTCACAGCAGGACATGACTAATGGATATTATCGTTCAGAAGAAGGACGAAGTACATGTAGTTGTAAGAGCAGAACCGCACATCACCAGAGAATTAAGTGATTACTTTCGTTTCAGGGTGCCGGGGTATCAATTCATGCCATCATTCCGTTCAAAGAAATGGGATGGATACATATATCTTTTTTCTTATATTAATAATACTCTTTATTGTGGATTATTAGATCGTCTTGTTTCTTTTGCGAAGGATAGAGAATATACGATAGATTATGAATTTGATTATCCTAAAGACAATAATGTTTCCCTTCAAGATTTTAAGAAGTTTATTGATTCAGTTCCAACTAAGTTAGTTCCAAGAGATTATCAGTTGGAAGCAGTTCATCATGCAATAAACAAAGAACGAACTCTTCTTGTATCACCTACCGCATCTGGCAAATCACTTATCATTTATTATTTGGTCAGATATCATTATCCACAAAAAACTTTAATCGTAGTTCCAACCATTTCTTTAGTATATCAAATGTATACCGATTTTGAGGGATATGCAGATAAAAACTTTGAAGTCGAAAATTTCGTCCACAAGATTTATGGAGGACAAGAGAAAACCAGCAAGAAACCAATTATAATTTCCACATGGCAATCAATATATAATATGTCAAAGGAGTATTTTGAAGAGTTTGATGTTATAATTGGAGATGAAGCACACCTATACAAATCAAAATCACTTACCGGCATTATGACAAAGACAACGAATGCTGCTCATAAAATTGGAACTACTGGAACTCTGGATGGAACCCAAACACACAAATTGGTTTTGGAGGGATTATTTGGGCCGGTCTTTCAAGTCACTACAACCAAGAAACTTATTGATAAAAAGAAATTATCACCATTCTCAATCACTTGTTTGATACTTAAATATGAAGCCAAAATTCGTAAGCAAGTTAGTGGAATGGATTATCGGGAAGAAATTAAATTTTTAATTGAAAGTGAAAGTCGTAATAGATATATTAAGAACCTCGTTTTGGGGCTGAATGGAAATAGCCTTTTACTATTTCAGTTAGTAGAAAATCATGGGAAAGTATTATATGATTTAATAAAGCAGGAGGTAACAGATGTCAGCAATAGGAAGACTTTTTTCGTATATGGAGGAACAGACGCGGGCACCAGAGAAAAAATTAGAGCAATCGTTGAAAAAGAACGAGATGCCATCATCGTGGCAAGTTATGGGGTATTCAGTACCGGCGTCAACATTAGGAATCTTAATAACATTATTTTTGCTAGTCCTTCTAAGAGTCGTATTAGAAATCTTCAGTCGATAGGTAGAGGATTGAGACTATCAGAAAATAAAGAAGAAACCGTTCTGTATGATATATCAGACGATTTAACATGGAATAATCATCGTAATTATACAATTAATCATTTTGCTGAAAGAATAAAGATTTATAATGAAGAGCAATTTGAATACAAGATGTTTAGTATTGGAATCCGATAGCAAATCAGTTATTTCAACTTGACTTATTTTTTTTTCGTGTTATAATAATCTTAGTGATTTATTTTAACAATGTTAATGGAGAAAATTCATGGCAAAAGGAAAAAAGTCTACACATTATATTGATAATAAAGAATTTCTTGAAGTAATGAAGGGATATCATGTTCTTGTGGTTGAAGCTCAAGAAAAAGGAGAACCAAGACCCATTATACCTGACTATGTGGGCGAATGTTTTATAAAAATAGCACAACGATTGTCTTTTAGACCAAATTTTATTAATTATGCTTTTAGAGAAGACATGATTTCCGATGGTATTGAGAATTGTGTTCAGTATATACACAATTTTAATCCCGCTCGTTCTGACAATCCATTTGCTTATTTTACTCAAATCATTTATTATGCTTTTATTAGACGGATTGAAAAAGAAAAGAAACAATTGTATATCAAATATAAAACGATGGATATGCATGGCAGCTGGATATGCATGGCAGCTTGGATGATAATGTTACACTATCAAAACATGATACGGCCGATGGGCATGGTGATGCTCCAATGACGGTAGATCAAAAAGCCAATATGTATGATTTTATTGCGACATTTGAGAGTAAAAAGAAAAAACGCAAAGTTCAAAAGAAAAAATCTACAACATCTACCTTAGAATATTTTTTTGCAGCAGCCTAAACAGACCAAATTATTATGCCCAAATCACGAAAGAGAAAAGTTCCCATTAGACAAAAGATTGCAGAAAAGAGAAAACAAAAGGGACATGAGGTTGATTTTAATATCTTACGGCCATTTGGTCCGAGAATAGCCCGAATACAAATGCCGGAAGAGATTTTAGGAAAGATGATTGAACTAACTGATGAGATAATAGAAGATGAGAAACGAAAAAGTTGGGGGCATCATTTAGTGGGGCAGATTAAAGAAGAACCTTATATTACAAATGAACAATTACAACAAATAGGGGTTTATGATTTTTTTAATGGATGTTTACAGTATTATCTTAGAGAGGTGATGAAAGAACTTTATGCTTATACTGAAGAAACTCATTTACTGGAAACGGCGGTTAAAGATATGTGGTCAGTTCATATGGAACCCGGAGGGGAATATAATCCACTTCATTTTCATACGTTTTGTCATGTTTCGGCTACTGGTTATTTAAAGATGCCTGTTCACAGACCGAAGAGAAATATTCCACACAAACAAGATAAAGACGGGATGATTGAATTTGTTGATCATGCTTCTTGGCCGGAATGTTTGGATAGAGGAACAATGTTGGTGGAACCAACAGTAGGAACGATGTACATGTGGCCTTCTCATATACTTCATACTGTTTATCCGTTTTTAGGAACTGAAGAAAGAAGAAGTGTTGCTTGGAATGGGGTTTATAGATTGACAGATAAAAAAACTAAGGATGTTATAGCAGGAGGAAATTATTAAATGAAGATTGCTTTAATTACGGACACGCATTGGGGTGCCAGAAATGATTCACAAGTGTTCATGAATTATTTCAAACGATTTTATGAGGAAGTATTTTTTCCTTATCTTGAAGAACATAATATCAAAACCTGTATTCACTTGGGTGATGTGGTTGACAGGCGGAAGTTCATTAACTACAGAATACTCAAAGACCTACGAGAAAACTTTATCAATCGCCTTTGGAAAATGGGTGTTGATACTCATATCATAATTGGGAATCATGATACTTTTTACAAGAACACAAATGAGGTGAATAGTATTGCAGAACTTTTTTCAACTTATGATGGTAATATTGAGCCGTGGATGTATTCAAAACCAACGGAAGTGGAATTTGATGGACTAAAGATTTTGATGATGCCTTGGATTTGTCCTGAGAATCATGAAATGGCGATGAAAATGATTCAGGATACAAAAGCACAGATTCTTATGGGGCATTTGGAAATTATAGGAATTGAACAGATTGTAGGATCATGGAATTATACTGGAATAGATGCTTCTGTTTTTAGTAAATTCGACATGACAATGAGTGGGCATTTTCATCATAAGTCAACAGGGGGAAACATTTATTACCTTGGTAATCCATATGAGATTACGTGGTCAGATTACAATGATCCAAGAGGATTTCATATCTTTGATACTGCAACAAGAGAATTGGAATTTATTCGTAATCCGTTTTCAATGTTCTATAAAATATTTTATGATGATGAAGAAAAAACTATGGAACAAGTGGTTCAACAAGATTTTTCTGAATACAAAGATTGTTATGTGAAAGTGGTAGTTCAAAATAAAACGAATCAATATTGGTTCGATATGATGATGGACAACCTATATAAATCAGATGTTGCTCATGTGATGGTTGTGGAAAATTTTCTTGTAGGTCTTTGAGTATTCTGTAGTTAATGAACTTCCGCCTGTCAACCACATCACCCAAGTGAATACAGGTTTTGATATTATGTTCTTCAAGATAAGGGAAAAATA